GGTGTAACAAGTGTAACAGAAAATTTCCTTCATTATATGGCGGCTCTATACTATGTTACACTTACTCTTTTGAAAGTGTAACAAGTGTAACATAGAAAAGACCCACCCCCCTGTAGTTTTTCCCTACGCGCTATAAACGCATGGCCCTCGCCGGTTCCCCGGAGAGGCGGTAGGGGATGGCATCCCCAGGGGGGATGGGGTAAAAACCGGACATCACCGGCCGCAACCGTTTCAAAATACAAAACCGCAGCGCTTAAACTCACCGTGTAACCCGCACCCCTTTCAATCCGCAAATATATAACATAGGAGTATGAGAGTGCGGCCGATCAATGAAGCCTGGCCACTACAACGGCGTGAAAGCCCCAGAAACGGCCCTGAAGGCCGTTTGAAAAGTGCATGGTAATCCTTCGTCCAACCCCGCACAATCGTCCAGCGTGCCGTCAGTGCGCCCCACGCCCGCGCCTTATCGGTTCGTGTGTCTGTATTGGAATGCTGCAGTATAATAGCTGCAAGCCGGCTGCGCTCGGCTTGCCATCAATGCTACGTCATCCGGCGCCGGATCAGACAGCGGCTGCCAACCTTCCGCACCCAGCAACAGCTTCAAGGCAAAATAAAAAAGGGGAGCCTACGCTCCCCATTTTTATTCCGGACCAGCCAGATCAAACAATCCTACCTGAGCCGTCACGCGCTCCAGACGCTCACTAGCCAAGCGATAGTATTCAGCATCGATCTCAAATCCCCAGTATTCCAAGCCGGCACGATGGCAGGCCACAAGGCTGCTGGCGCTGCCCACATGCGTGTCCAGGATCCTGAAGCCCGGCTTTGCGTACCGCTTCAGCAGCCACGTGTACAGCGCAATCGGCTTCTGTGTCGGATGAAACCGCTTCTCCTTTGCGGTTCCTTGCGGCGTCGCGTAGAACACCTTCGCATTCTGATTGAAGGACGTCCAGGCATACTCAGCCATGGCCATGGAGAAATCCTCGCTCTGGCGTTTGTCCCACACCACAAAGCAGCGCGTCGGCGGCAGATCAAAGTAATTGCCGCCCCATATGATCTGATCTTTGGATACGCGGGCCAGCTCATTGAAATACTCAGGGCCGGGCGCGATATCCCAGTGCGAAATATCAGCGGCATCGAAGACGCCCCCTTGCTGGGCGTACTTCTTGAACCACGCTCCGCCCGTCCGCGTTGCCGATATGATAGCGGTCAAAGACGCCGCCGAAGCGCCCTCGTTTTCTACGCTGCCAGTCGGCTGCCCCTCCACCCGAAATTTTTTCGGGGGGGGGGGGTATTTCCACCCTGGTCTACGAATCCACCACCATACGGCGGATCCACGATTGCCAGGTCAAAGAACTTGTCCGGAAAGGACTTCAAAGCCTCCATACAATCCATATTGTAAAACCCCGGAGGCATCGGAAATGAGAGAGCATCCCGCCCATGGGCGAGATGCTCCTGGTTATTCGCTGTCATTGTCAATGGTTCCCTTCGTCATCCACTTCAATTTCGATCACATCTTCCTGCAGCTCTACAACGTTGATGACGTTGGCGGCTTTAACCCGCTTTACTGCTTCATAGCCGCCGTTGGCAGCCAGGCTCACCAGCACTGCATTGTACAGGGCCAGGCCTACAGCGTCGATGGAAAAACCATAATTGAAGGTCATGGCCAGCAGCAGAGTAACCAACGCCACCAGATAGCTCCACAGCTGCGTCGGGATCCGCTGAATGCCGGGCAAGGTTTTCGTCAGTTCCACAATGTAAGCCACCGCCATGCTGGCGCCGGCAAAGGTATCAAGCATACTCCAGTCAAAGAATTCCATAATGTACCTCCATTACTTTTTCTCGGTCAGGTATTCAATCATTTCATCCCTGGCCTTTTTGCATTTATCCACAGAATTTCCGGTCGCTGCATGATCCAGCAGCACCAGCATGCCGTGGCACATCATCTTCAGGGTTTCGCTCTGATCCTGGATCACCTGCAGGTCATCCCGGAAACGCTCGTTGTTTTTCTTCTGATCATCCGCGTGCAGCTTCTCCAGCTTTTCGATGCGGACGATCAGATCCTTGTGAGGCTTAATGATCAGCTTGTATATCACGGCACTTGCTGCAGCTACGGCTGTAACCAGGCCGCAGGCGCCCAGAATCCACCTGTACAGCGCCGGCAAAACAAGGGCTGCTTCCTGAACGATCATTGCTTCCTGCAATGGAATCAGCCTCCCTTCACTTCGCTGTAGGTATCGCTTACCCAACCAATCATGCTGCCCATGTCCACAGCCTTCCAGCCGTCCATGTTTACCGCCGGATAGATGTCACCCTTCTTGGCAATATCCAGAACCTGGTACTGCTTGCCGGGGCCGCTGCGCACGTTCACTGCGCCGCCGGTGATCTCCACCCTCTTGCCGGTTGCTGCGGGCGTCGCAGGCTCTTCGGCCGGCTTTTCGGGCGCAGAAACGCCCAGCGCAGCCTGCATGGCCTTGTCGTCCGCAACCTTATAAACGCCGGTCACAGCCAGCCCCTGGGCCTGCTGGAACTTCTTGAGGGCAGCTTCGGTTTCGCTGCCGAAATCGGCGTCTGCGCCGTATTTGGGCAGCTCATAGCCCAGCTTCAGAAGGTTCAGCTGCAGCTGCTTCACGGTGCTGCCTTCCATACCGCGGCAGATGTAAACGCCGGCGTCGCCGTCATCCACAAAATACCGGCGCACCTTCAGCAGGCCTTTGTGGCCAATCACAGTGCTGGTTTTCTTGCTATAACGGGATTTGCAGTATGCGTTCATTTCCGTTGCGCGGGGCGTTCCGGATCCATGGCCATACAGAGTGATCTTGCTGCCACTGATTTTGCCCACCATTTCCACATGACCAACGCAATCCGCATACTTGCGGCTGTTATCGCTGCCGGCAAACAGCAGCATATCACCCAGCTGCAGAACCTCCGGGTTCTGGATCACGCCGTTTTTGATTACCACCGGCACATCCACCAGGCTCTTTGCCTGGTACATGCCCACGGTATTGGGATTGTAGCTGCCGTTGTTATCGTAGAAGGGATAGCCGGCGTACTTATAGGCCAGCGCAATACTGGAAGAGCAATCGGAATAATACTTGCCGTCGCTGTACTTCTTAAAAGCATAGCTGCGCTTGGGCTGGCTGTACTTATTGCGGCCCAGGATCTCTTCATACTTTTTTACTACAGCCATTCTCTTTTCAGCTGCAGAAATCGTTCCGGTTACCATTTTCATTCCTCCTTTATGCGGGTACTCCAAATGCGATATAGGTATAATCAGGGCTTCGGGCAGAACTGTCGCCGTTAAAGAATCTGAATGTAAATCCGGTGTTGTCGGTGGACAACACCGAAACACAGCAGCGGCCGAAAGTGCCCGCTGTGCTGCTGCTCCGGAAGGAGATCACCACGATCGGCACGGATCCTGCGGCAAACGGCGTCGGGAAAGTTACGCTTCCATCCTTGTAACTTCCGCTGCTGGTATTTCCCAGCGTTTCAATCAAGCCGGCCTGTATATTGCCGATGCCATTGTAGAAATTGGCGCCGGCATACTGCATCATGGGATAGTAGTTTTCAAACAGCGGATTGTATAGCGCTGACTTCGGGAAACCTCCGAAGCATACGCCGCCGGTGATGAAGTTACATAGGCACATGTTTGCAAAGCTGCGCGGGAGAACGGCATGGCCCACAGCTACATCGTATTCATCGCCTATTACAATGGTCAGTTTGTAATTGGTATCTGTTGCAAACTCTGTCCACGCAAAAAGCTGCGGGCCGGTCTGCTCAGAATACCCGTCCGCCAAAGCCGTGGCCAGGGTGGAAGCAGGTATGTTTATCACACTGCGCTGAACTTCCGTTGTTATCTGAGCAACAGTTATATCCGATACGGTATAACCGCTGCCCAGCTTGATCTTCAGCATTGAGCACATGCAATACAACCCATCATTCTTGCGTTCATACAGCTGGGTATTCGGATCAATGCCATAACGGAAAAAGTCAGCTTGAACAATCTGCGGATTGATTCGATAACGCAGCCACACAGCCTGTTGGGTAGTGGTGGCCGTTAAAACATCACCGCTGCCGTCGGATCTGCTTATGCCAAATTCAACATTCATCAGAAGCGTGCGCCCATCCGTGGGGAAGAAGCTCTTTGCAGCAGGCATAACGAGCCTAATCTCAAAAGCCGTTGCCTTTGCTTTGGGAATAGACACGGCTGCGGAAGATGTTGCAGCAGTCGAACCGCTTTCCAGCTGCAGCTGAAGATCAACCTTTGCAGATGCATAATTCTTGGAATAAGCAACCCCGGTGAACACAATCGTTTCACCGGGGGCTACAGGCGTTCCCAGGTCCGGCGTAACGTTGTACTTCACATAACCTACGCTGGCCCCTTCGTAAAAGTTTTGCTGATATGCGTATGTTTCAGCCATTCTTTATTCCTCCCTGGGCACAAATGCGGTATGCCCTTCCGCGGTTGCATACATGGTCATGGTGCCGATATCCTGGCGTGCATCGCCCAGTGAGGTGGATACATAACCATCGGCACGTACCACATCGAAGCTGTTGTACGTGATCCGGGTATAGCCGGCGTTTTTATTCAGCAAGCCTACATACAAACCTTCGGTTTTTGCCTGGATATAGTGGGATTGCTCTTCGCGGCTTACGGCTGCTTCAGCTGTGGCTTTCACCTGCGCCAAAAGGTTGCTGATTTCCTGGGTATCGTTCACGGTTTCCCAGCCGGTCATATCTGTGGGCACCAGGTCTTCGCCCTTCCAGCGCCGGAATACAGGCGGCGTTACGCTGCGGTCCAGCCAGATTTTGCCGGCTGTAATCGGCGCGTCCGGAGGCGTCGTGCCGTCATGGATTGCTGCACCCTGGATCGCCTTTACCAGCTCCTGATCCTGCACGCGTACCCATCTGTAAGGCGTGCTGATAGATCCATCCTCCATGATACTGAAGGCAATTCCGGTGCTGTACAAGTCAAAGTCGCGCACCTCCAGGCTGATGCTCTCGTCTTCCTCTTCCAACGAATAGGAAAGGTTACCATCGGAATCCAACCAGAATTTTAGACCAACATAAGACATATCCTCAGCCTGGTAAACCTCGCCTGTAGCCGGTATGGTCCAGGTATCGCCCGGTTTTACCAGCTCTGAGGCAGAAGGCGCTTCTGCTTGAAAGAAATTCCGATTGGCCTCACTGGCTTCCTGGGCGATCATGGTAATGGTCTTATCTCCCACAATCCTGCTGGTACGCAGCAGGGAAATGAAAGCCTCGCGGGCAAACAGCGTGTCCACATCCAGATTGGCGGCGATCATCTGGCGGATGATGGCGTTATCTGCAAAGATGTCCGTCGCATTCAGACATGCTGCAGTTACTGTGCCGCCGATGATCTTTTCGCCGGCATTGATGCTCAGGTCCCGCACATCATCATTGCTGACCTGTTTCAGCGTCGTCTGGATCTTTCCGTTGGCGTCAACGCTCACGGCATAGAATCGGCCATCTTCGCCTTTGACCACCAGCTCCCCGGTGGTCAGACTTACCATGTTCGCCTCAGTAACGGCCAGCCGGCTGATGAACAGCTGACCGCCGACGCCTTCGGTGATAATCGCCGTATCTGTAGCCAGATCCTTGATGTGCGCCCAGTCAATATCGGCGGTATCGATTTCGGCCTGCGTCATTTCTGCAACGGCCGCAGCCAGATAGGTAATGGATGCCCACTCAATATCGGCGGTTTCAATCGTGGCCTTTGTGATCTCCGCAATGCCTGCATACAGTTCATCCGTGGTAACGCTGCCGGCAATCACTTCCTGCAGATGTGCAGTAAGCGCGGTCAGCGAATCCGCACACAACTGTTCAATGGCTGCCACGGAGATCTTCGCATACTGGATGGAAGCATTGCGCATGATTTCTCCGGATGCAGTGCCAGGTGTAATCTTCGTACCGCTTACCCCGCCCTTGGGCAGATTGTAATTGTATACCGTCTGCTCCAGGTTGCTCACATCGCCCAGGGAAACGCTGTCATACTGCCCAGTCAGGCAGTTCCATACATATGCGCTCACAGAAACCTTTGCCGAAACGCCTATCACGCTGTCGATCACCGTAACCGTGTCATGCAGAAAAACCGCCTGCAGGCTTGCGTAATTTGCATGTTCGGCAGTATTCTGCAGCAAAACAAAATCAACCTTCATGCCGTAGGCAGGAAGGTCAATGCCGTTTTTGCTGAAATCCTCTTCGGCCAGCTTGCGTAGCTGCGCCCTGGTTTCGGCGTCGCTTGCAAAGCTGGTTTCGCCGTCAGCCTCTTTTTTGCTGCTTGCGGTTTTGCAATCATAGTCGATTTTCTGAATGTAAGGGAAGGGATACTCGTTGATATACGGGCTGTCCACATATCCGGTTCCGTCCAGGAACAGATCCTCACCATCCTTATTCTTTCCGCAGGGAATGATGCGCGTAACCACATCGGCAATATCATCCGTGACTGTAACGCCCTGCAGATTCTTGCCGCGGCGGATCGTAACGCCGCTGTCACGGGTGGTATTCGGCAAAACGTACATATCAAAGTTGTCACGCTCCAGGATGGCGCCTGCCTGCGCAAGCATACCCTCATCAGGATCCAGCATGTTTTCAACCGGATTCTTGTATCCGTATACGCCGGAAACCTTCGTTTCCAATCCGGCTGCGATGTGCAGCTGGAAGTCCGAATCATACATCAGCTTGGAATACATTTCCTGCAGTGCAGTATTCAAGGGCACACTTTCCGGCTCGTATTTGCCGTTCACGATATTGGCTCTCTGATCGTAGAAGATGTGCATGGCCTTCGCCGTAACTGTCCGCGCTTTGGAATCACGCTCCACGCTGTAGATCCGGAAGAGCTGGTCGCGGCTCTGCATATATTCAACCACGCGCTGGCCAACTACCTTGCCCTCCTGGATCACTTCTGTTTCGGATCGGGAATAGGTCAGGTATTTCGTACTCATATAGCACACCCGGCCGCCCTTCACCACACATACGTGGTACCAGCTGGAATTGGTTTTTTCCAGCACTACTACTTCGGCGCCGTTTTTCAAATACCCATATTTTTTATACCCGGTACCAGGGCCTGCACGCATGTAAACGCCAACGCTGGTTTTATGTACCTTCCAGATCTCGCGCTCCACCGTTACCGGTACCGTGTCATAGATGTCCTCAATCTCTTCATAAAGAGGGCTTTCGCGGGTCGGCACCGGGGCCTTGATGATACAGCCCTTCTGCAGCTGCGCCCAGCGCAGCGTCATATCAATGGGCTGCACCAGCTCCAGCTCAAACATGCCGCCATCCTCTGCAGAAACGGTGCAGCTGGTCGGTGTCAGCATTCCAAGTCCATTCGTACTGAAATCGGTAGCCTTGGGATCATAGATGCAAATTGCCATCAGCGACACCTCCAGCGCGGCGTTATAACAATCTTGGTAACCGTACCCGGATTGCCGTTATCTTCATTCGCCATCCAGGCAATCGCAGACTCCCATGGGGGAAGCGTTGGAAATGCTCCGGACACGTTGTTGTTCATCAGCTGCGATCTGTCAAGGGAAAGCGCATCCATAATACTTCCATCCAGGATAATGCCGTCTTCCAAGCCAGCAAGCGCTACGGCTTGCCCGGCAACAGAAAGAAGGATGTCGCCGCTTCCATAAACCGTGATACATGGCACGGATTCGACGTTGCCGGGGTTGGTAATCCAGAAAGTGGATTCCGTCGATTCGATATCGGGGGAATCATCCAGATAGAAAAAGGGTTCTACCCGAAAATCCACGATGAAGCGCCGGGCTTCATGGGCTTTGATCACGCGCTCCATTTCGATCTTTCCTACAACGCGCCCAACGTAATATCCACCGGGCCTGTTCGGCAATACCAACTGCCCATAGCCAAACAACCAGCTTGCTATAGCATTCAGGTTGTTTATATTTTCGATATAGCATTCGAGTGTCAACACCATATCCTCAAAAACAGCGTCACCTTCGGTCTGTGTCACGGATCCGCTTCTGGCCGATACCGTTTCAAACTTTACACGCTCCTCTGCAAAAGTAATCGGCGGCAGCAGCTCGACACGCACACCAAAATCAGTGCTTTTTTTACCCTTGAAGCTGAACCAGTTGAGAACTTCGCTCATTTTTCTCACCTCCAAAATAAAAGCGAAAAGCGACAACGTTGACGCTTTTCGCTATATGCTTATTTTGTTTTCAAACCATACCCGATGGAGCTTCTCCGATTCAGACGGTTGATTTCACGGGCCAGCTCACGTGCATTTTGCAGCTCCTTCGCGCCAAGGGTTTCTGCATTTACGTTCACCGTGGTGTGCTGGTTGTATGTGCGGCTCTTATCAATATTCGCAGCCGTACGCTCCAGCGTACCGTGTACCAGATCGATGTCCTGGTTCAACAGGCGCTCCGAAACGGTAGGCCAGTCCTTCATACCTTTTTCCAGGCCACGGCCGAAGTTCCAGGTCAGATCTTCTGCAACAACGGAAGGGGAATGGATCTTCCATGCGCTCTGGAAAGCAGCAGTAATTTTGCTGGCATAGCTGCGGGCAAGGGATAGGCTGCTGGCCATCTTGCTGCGCAAACCATTCTGCAGGCCGGCGCCAAAGTTGGAGCCGATGCTGTATCCCTTCGAAGGCAAGCTGCTGAAGCCGGCAACTATACTGCTGCAGATCGTCGCCGCCGTCGCTGCATAGCTGAAAGTTTTCATGCCTTCTGCGATGCCTGCGGCGGTATCGTGACCGGTGGGATACATACTGGTTGCCGGGCTGTTTACGCCCAGGCTGCTGTTGATCGCTGTCCGGATGCTTTCGGCCAGTGTGGCGGCATCACCGCCCCATCCGTATTGCTGCATACCTGCGGCGATGCCGGCGCTCACATTGTTGCCTGTTCCCAGGTACTGTTCCGCTGCGCCCACTACGGTCAAAATGGATTCCAGCTGTGCTCGATATTGCTCAGCTACGGCCGGATCCAGCTCTCCGCTGCTCAATGCAGCCATCAAATTTGCAGCCTGATCGGCCATGGATTGCAAATCCACTTCCGAAAGGCCCTGCAGCTGCTGCGTCAGTTCGGATACGGTTCCGATCTCCATATTCCGCAGTTCATCCAATCCCAGGCCTTCTTCCGTCCAGATGCTGCCGCTGGCCTTTAGGGCGGAAATCTGTGCCTGCAGATCTGCTGCAGCTGCCGCAATGCTGTTGATGCGGTCCACATCCTCCTGGGCGCTACTGCCCAGGAAAGAAAGGGGAGTATCATCCAGCGGAGTGCTGTTCATGGATGCGGTGGCCGCCTCTATGCCCTCGATGGTTCCTACTTTGGGCGTGATCAGAACATGGATTGTGCCATCATCTTCTACTGCCGCAATATCGTTTACTGTGATTTTCTGTAGAACTTCCGGTGTCACAGGCAGGGGAGCGCCGTCCGGGCCATATACAGCCAGCAGGCCGGAGGTGAGGGCGGTCTGCAGATCGCTGCTCCAGTTTGCACCCAGTTTCACACCCACCTTTGCGCTGGGGCCGTTCAGCTCCAGGGAGCTGTTTGCGCTTTCCCAAGCGGTAATCGTGGCCTGATCCAGCGGATTCAGCTTGATATTCAGTTCAAGATCCGAACCAGCAGCAAGCTCCGGTGTCACTACCCAGGGATCCTTCCCCTCTGTGAAGGCTGCCCAGTTGGCTGCTGCTTCCGTCATATCCAGGCCGATCATAATCCGCTGAATCTCTTCCGGGATCGCTTCGGATATGATGCTGTTCAGGGCTGTGCCGCCCTCACCGCCGATCTGTGCGGCGGCGTCACGGATCTGCTGCAGCTTGCTCAGAATATCATCGTAATCGATGCCCAGGGTGCTCATTTCGGAATCACTCATGCCGGCGGCCTTCAGCTGCTCCACAAGGGCAATCATGCTGGTCAGTTTACCTTCATCAATATTCTGCGCCCAATTCAAGGCGGCTCCAGGATCCAGATCACCACTCTGCAGCAGGGTGGCCAATTCGTCGATCTGAGCGATTTGCTCTTCAAAATTATTGGCCTCCCAGGCCTGCGTAGCCGCCTGTTTTACGGCGTCCTGATATGCCCTTTCACCTTCCAGGCGCTGCTGGTTATACTGGGCATT